CTATAGTTCTAGTAACATACGTGGTATCTTTAATTTGTTCAATTTTTCTCATATATACTGTAGTCATCCAATGACGAATATAGCTATTTGAAGTAAATGAATCTAATGCAGATTTATAATACTCTTCATCTTCACCAGGTTCAAGAACCGTTTCAACTAATACCTCTCTTGTTCCTACAGGTGTTTCAGCAGGAACTTTAAATTCAGCAATAAATTCACCGTTAGCATCAGTAACAATACATCCAGGATATGCAGTGGAATTTACGGCACTCGAATCTTCGGTTACTTTAGCATATACAGGGGTATCATCCAAAAGAATTCTAACGGTTCTTTCTGGTTGAAATTGTTTTCCAGTTACAGTAATAACCAATTCTGGATCAATATATGGTTCCGGGATTAGATTTATTTGTTCGGTCTTAGATGATACAACCTCTTCACCAACAATATCACTAGTTCTAACGGTTCTTGTAGTAGTAGTCCAAGTTCCACTAGTAGATGCGGTTCTACTAGTAGATGCGGTTGTATTAACTCTTACCCAAGCATTTCCATCCATCCATTCAAATCCTTCAGTATTTCTTCCAACTCTAAGATTTGAAGTTCGAGGATTTGAAGTTCGAGTAAAGTTTGAGGTAGTTGTTCTTGAATTCCAATTATTAACAATACTAGATGAATATATTACACGATTCGGTAACCAAATTATTTTCGTTATTCCAGTATCATAAAATTTAGTTGAGTTTTTAGGATCACACGTGATCTTAGGAATAAGACCAACATAGTAATATGGTGCTGCATCGATCCAATGAGTAGCATATCTCTGCCAGTCAGCCTCAACTGTAGTATATGGTAGAGTTAATATACCATGTTCTGGTATAGCAGATCCATCTGACTTAGTTATAACAATTTCATCTTTACCGCCTAAAGATTCAATAGTTAGCGGCAATGTAGTTCTTTCTTCAAAAAGATCTATAGTACAATCAAATAAAGCATTATAGAGATCAGCTTTATCATAACTCACGAATCCGTCAACAAAAATATTTTTAAGAGTCGTGGCATCTTCTCTTTCTAAATGTGCATTTTCTGCTTGAGTTTCTAATTTAGACATTGCAATATTATACTCGACATTATCGAGTCTCTTTTTCATGTCTTGTAATGTTACGGTTGGAACTCGATATATATTATAGTTGTTAATTCTATAATTTTCTGGTTTAACATTTGGAACAACTACAATTGTCGCCAGAGGTAATGCTCCAAGCGGCAAATTAGGAGTTTTTAATTCATAATCTTCTCCCGGAGTACCGTTTTTAACAATTATCATACCATCTTCTCTAATATATATTAAATCTATTCTACTTAAATACCAACTATAATTAACAGTAAAATCTGAACTAGCTACCGGAAGTTTACCAGATCCAGTAAATAGAACATAAAAACCTTCTGCATCTATCGATGTAGAATAATCTACACCCAATACGAAACTATAGCTATACTGAACATCAAGATAGTATGTTCCACTTGGGTGATTAGCACCAAGCCAGTGAATTTTATTATTAATTACTACAAAATCTGTATTTTCAGCATATGTTGTTGCGCCCGCATGAACATTTGAAACAGAAACAACTGGTGTATACATTGCAGGAATTGGATCATCGGTTCCAGTATAACTCATTTGAACGTTAGTTTGTTCAACTTTACCTACAACGCTATCTATTGCTTTAACTGCCGGATGACTTAAATAATATTTAGTTGAACTATTAATATAAGATTTAATTTCAGGTATAATTAGAGATGCATCCGTTGCAGTTTTTGTAGTTAAAATAGTATCCTGATCATACGTATAGTCATAACCCTTAACGTATACTCTACCCTTTGTAATTCTAATATTGTATTTATTGATAGTATCATTTTTGTTTTTTTCTGTATTAACAGCTAAACCATTAGCAATAAAATCTCCCTGAGCATCATAAGTTCTTTGCGCTAAATAACTATAAAGTTTTCCGTATACAGGTTTAGGCTTTGTGGGTCCAACAATATTTCTATCGTATAAACGTATAATATCTATTAAATTGTTATTAGTTTTAGCAGCTTCGGCAAAAGCTGAATCGGTTAAAACCACCGGTGTTGCTTCATATTTTAAACGATGTCCACCCGGAATACCGTGATTTTCTACATTTTCTGCTGGATCATAAAGTAATGGATCATCTAATTCAGTATAAACAACTTTTTGAACATTAACACAAACATATGCTAAACCATCAGGAACATTAGCGTAAGGCCAAGTAATCTCTGGAACTTTTACAATAATACCATTGACATAAATTTCTCCAGAAAATAATGTACAAATTTTATCATACTCATTATTGATAAAATTACATCCAGAAACAATTGATCCATTTTCAATAATAATATCTGTTACTTTTTTAATATTACCATAAATCAATCCCTGAGAAACATTAAGTTCTCTATTCTGAAGAGTCATTCCTTCTTTAGCTAAAAATTGAACGTATCCTTTAGCTAACTCAACTTCTGTAGTATCATAATATGGTGCTACGTTAAGGTTTAATCTAGCTTCAGCCATTTACGCTGCCCCCTAAAATTCTAAAACCCATGTAAAAATTTCTTTAAGCTCAGCGGGTCTAAGTACTGGATATTTATTTTGATACACTTCAAGTATTCCTGAATTAGGTATTATTTTATCTGGAGTAAATAAAGAATCTGCTGGATTAGCAACAAGTGTATTTATTTTTACTTCGCTGTAAAGGCCGACTTGCCGATAAACTTCTCCTTCTAATTCTGTCGTATCAAGTTCGGCTTCTATATAGAGCCAACGTGCTCCTCGATTTAGGGCTTCAGCATAAAGATCTTCATCTGAAGCAGCGGTGATACGTTGCCACGTAATACCTCCAACAGACAAATCCCCAGCCGTATTAGCTACAACAAAATACATATTCTTATATCGTTTAAATCCGATTATGTTTTCTAGCTGTGTAGTAATAAGTTCTGGTAAAGGTGCAACTTCATCACCGTTAACTAAAGGCCATCCTCCAGTAGGTCCTTCTGCTATACACAACATTAAACCACTATTTTTTGTTTTATCTACATTATTTTTATAGAATTGAATGGCTTTTCCAACTCTAGCAATATAAGGCGAAATTGCTAATGAAATTTCATTAAGTGGCATATACGTTACCTCCAATATTAATCATGCTATTATAAAATTAATTTATTAACATCACAAAATTGTTATGTAGCACTTTCAGTACGATAATCGAAGAATTGACACGGTAAACGCCAAAGCGTAAGTCCATTACTATCCGGATAAAGTATTGTCATATAAGCTAAATCTTCTGCAGACCATAAAGAATCAACAAATAGGGTATGTCCCACCATCGTTATTGGGTAAATTTGATCATTAATAAACTGAATTGAATTATAATACTGTACCTGAAATTCATCTCTATAATCAGTTATAGTAAATTTATCACTACTAAAGTATGCTCTAATATCAGAATTCGGTTTAATATGTAAATTGTAAAAAAGACCATGCTTCCCTTCTACAATTATTTTCCATCCGGCCGGTCTACAAAGTTCAATGAGTTCAAAAATTTCAGGAATAATATTATTTATTCTTACTACAATAATACCTGGACAATAATAATTTCTACTTGATAAATGGTGAGAAGCGCCCAACACTGATTTATTTAACACAAAAATATCTTTAAAGGGTTCATAAATTTCAACATAAGGATCTAACTGATATAAACTAAAATGAAATGAAAATTTTGTACCCTTTCTTTTATACATTTGAAGAATATTAGCTACTAAATTTCTTTGAAAATCACTAGACAAAAAATAATTCCATCGATATCCGAGCAAATAAGAAAAATAAGGAAGATACTCTTCACGTATTTTATATACATCATTAAAGTCAAGCATTTCTTTAATTAAAACTGCCTGTTGCTCAAATATTTCACTATCAATAGAATCTAAAAACGCTTCTAATGGCTTTACTTGACCAGAAACATTATTATCGGTAAAACTATCCGTTAATCTGCTATATTCTGGAAGAATTTGATATAGAAATGACATGAAGTATTCAGTCCTTATAGAATGTTAATAGTTACATTACCAAGATCTGCTATTTCGTAAGGTAATAGACTAAAAATTTCAGAATCATATTCGAGTGTCGACCCTTCCGGTAACGTTGTAGTTAACGGTGGAGAAATTTCAATTAATTTTTTATTAATATGTTTTACGTAATATTTAATATTGCTCGGTGATGTATCAATAACTCTCTTAGTAATATCAATAAAATATTTAGAATTTGCTTTTAATTTAAGTTTACCGATATTAGTCCACTGAATAATTTTTCCATGATCTGAAAGAGTATAATCAATATTTTCTTCAAAAACATTACTAGCACTAGTATAAATTGCATTAACTCTTGATAAATCATCAGTATTCATAATATCTGAAAGATAATCAATACCTGAAAAACTCCGCGTTGCAGCAAGAGTAACATCCTCAAAAGATATTATATCTGAACTTATTAATAAAGATCCAGTAGAAAATCTTGGATAAGATGTCAATTTCAAAAAAGATGATCCGACAGTTGAAGTTGAACTTAATGAAGGAATCAAATTCTTATATAAAACAATCATTTCTGTACCATCGGGAATATCTCTGTCTATAGGAGAATCTAAATATACTGTATCACCGTTCCTGAATAAAACATGATATAATTTATTGGTATCATCAGAAAAGTGAACAGTTAGATAAGACATATTCAAAAGTGAATAGTCTCTAGCTTCTCCTTCAATTGGTGTAGAATTATTAACTAATAAAATTTCTTTACTGCCGTATTGGTGAAGTCCATTTACTATACAAACGGGATAAACCAAGCACTCTTGTGAAATGTTCATTGAATCTGTAATCAAATCATTAATTGTTAGCGTAGAACCATCTATTTCTAGAATGGTCGTTTGTAATGCTAAAGAACCATCTAAATTCATAACATTTATTCTGGTTCCAACATTTAAAGCGTTTAGACCATCAAATACTCTTAATTGATTAGAACCAACTACAGGAGTTTCTTTAACATAAATAACTCTCTTTTCATAAATACTAAGATTTTCAATTGAAAGAACTCCAGCAATATTTGAAATTCGTTTATAGATTTCTTGTTTAGAAATTTCTTCACCGAATTCTCTATTTGTCCAAGACAAATAAGAATGTAAAACTTCTCTAATTTTATTTGATACTATAGCAGTAGAGATTTTAGGTTGAACTTTTATCGTAACATCTACATTAAACGGAATATATGTCGGATCAATTACATCAACTTGAGTTGCTGTAATTTTTTTGGTTTCTAAATGTTTTTTGAGTAAATCTTTAAAAGCGGCAGATGGATAACCGCCACCATCAGGAATAATAGCCACCTTAACACCAAATATTCCAATCTCATCTAATTTAGTTTGATCCATAACAGAAACTTTATGAACACCCGGAAAAGCGAGAGCGGTATCTTTGAAATCTTGAAGAGTTACACACCGATGCTGTGTTCTATAAAGACTTGGGGCATTTCTTTTTATTTCATCTAATGTTTCTGCATCATCTGCTCCAACAGCTGGAGTGGGATTAGTAACCATAATATTTATAAGAGTATTAGTACTATCATAAATATTATCATTTATATTGGTAATTTGATAGGGACCGACATTATGGGTTTTATTTGCTCCAGTAACATATTTAACGCTAATTAAAGATCTTTTTGCTGGAAGCATCCCATAAGTTCCATCTCCAAAAGATATACTTGCAGTAAAATTGCTATCCCAACTAACAGTAAATTGTTTATTTTGACCTTCACTATCAATATAATCAACGTACTCATATTCTTCAGAATTTACCGTAAGATATTCTATTGCATTTACCGGATAATTTCTAAGTTGATATTTTGTTCCAATTGCTCCAGTTGCCAACAAATCCTGATCATTAAGAGATCCGGATTTAGCC